CATCTACCACTCGGTGATGGACGACATGGTGGACAAGCTGATCGAGGACATCTTGCTGAAGCTGTACAACACGAGGATCAACCAGACGACCTTGATCTCGTCCGACGACAAGACCAAGATGATGATATTCAACTTCGCGTCGGTCGACCAGGCGGAGGCGTCGATGAAGTGCTACATAAAGGTGGTCGACATGGCGTACAGGTTGGCCAACATCCACAGCAACTGGAAGAAGTCCGCGCTCCAGTTCACCATCACGGAGTTCAACTCGTTGTTCTCCATCGGCAAGAGGATGTGCTGGGCGACCTTGAAGGACCTCTACACCGCGAACATGATCCCGGACTTGACCTGCCCCGAGGAGGCGGTGAACTTCATGATGTCGTCGATCAGGAGGTGCATGGAGCACGGGGTGTACTTGACCACGGTGAAGAACCTGATGTTGATGGCCAGGAACCAGCTGAAGAGGTACTACAGGTACGACAACAAGTTGATCAACCAGATGACCATGGAGTTGAACTGCAAGGAGGACCAGCTCCCGACCGTCCTGGGGTTCATCCCGAAGAGGTACATGACCGAGACCCTGATCTTCGGGACCGAGATCCTCATGTTCGACAAGGAGAACTCCGACGAGTTGAACGAGTTCTACAGGAAGATGTACACCGCCTCGTCCGACACCAACCTGAAGAGGTCCAGGAAGTACGTCCCCTTCGACGACACCGGGTCGGGCAAGTTCTGGTTCGAGTTGCCGACCAGGTTGGACAAGAAGTTGATCGAGTTGAAGAAGGACTTCTACGAGAAGAGGCTGAACAAGAGCCAGGAGGAGGTCATAAAGGAGTTGAACAACGACGCCTTGAACGTCCACGTGTGCAGGAACGACTGGAAGCACTACAAGGGGTTCAGGAACTCCTTCTTCGTCGGGATGAACAGGAAGTACGAGTTCCAGGAGACCATGGTGGTCCACTCGTTGGTCAGGGCCCTCCAGTTGTCGGACAACAAGGCCGTCATCTACCCGAACTCGTTGGAGATGACGAACTTGATGGACGACATCGACGAGAAGAAGATGGAGATCGAGAAGTCCTCCTCGCCGTCGACGGTGCTGTTGGACGAGAAGGAGGAGATGGAGAAGAAGCTGATGGACATGTCGACCGACGTGATCGGGTTCATCAGGTTCATCAAGAACAGGGAGGACAAGGTCAGCACCCTGTTCATGATGGACAACATGAAGGAGTTGATGAACATGTTGGACAAGGCCTCGTTGGAGATCGCCTCCATGTCCAGGATGAAGAGGAACTCGCACCCGAAGATGAGGCAGATCAACTTCCACATGGAGGACATCGGCATCTCCTCCAACGCCGAGGACATCCTGAACTTCATGTTCGACCCCTCGAAGGACTTGAGGAACTCGACGATCAACTCCTTCAACAGGTTGATGACGGTCTTCAACTTCGACAAGGAGTTGTGCGTGAAGAACCCCTTCAAGTTCATCAGGTCCACCTTCAAGGACATGGAGTACGGGTACAAGTCCTACATGGAGTTCCTCAGGTACAACGCCAAGATGGCGAAGAACATCTCGATCAACATGATGTCGGACTTCCCCTGCACCGGGAACCTGTACGGGAACTTGATCAACTACATCCGGTCGAGGATGTCCCCCTTGTACTTGTACTACCGGTCGGAGAACACGGTGGAGGAGAAAGTCGACTTGAACTTCCTGACCTTGATGAGCGTCAACGGCACCTACTCCGAGGCCATCAAGGAGAAGCCGAAGATAATGTCCAACGACAACAGGGTCTCCATGTCCAGGAAGTTGTGCTCCTACGGGGTGAACGTGTGGACCCAGATGGACATGGTGGAGAACAAGAGGCTGTTCTACGTGGAGAAGTACGACAGCAAGGCCAACATCAAGTACAAGTTCTGGACGGACATGAGGATGATCGCGAGGGCGAAGGAGATCTTGAGGGGGAAGAACACGAAGATCGAGATGGCCATAACCACGTG